ACGACGCTACCCTCCACGCTCTCGGGGCTGGCCACGGCTTCCGCGCTTTCGACGCACGACGCGAAGCTGGACACCGTGGATGATTACCTCGACACCGAGATTGCGGCTATCCTCGCTGACACCAACGAACTCCAGACGCGGTTCGGAAACATGATCGAAGCCGACGGCGGCGATTGGCGATTCACCACGAATGCGCTCGAACAGGCGCCCGGTGGCGGAAGCGGCGGCGATGCCTCGGAGGCCAATCAACTGACGATCCTCGACCGGCTCGCGGGCATCATGGACAAGGACCACTCGCTTTCGGTGGCCGTGGGCGACTTCGACCCCGCGACGGATTCGCTGGAGGCGGTTCGGGATGCGATCAGCGCCATCGACGTCGGCGGCGGCTCCGGAGACACGCTGATAAACCACGATTCTGGCGGTGCCGATACCCTGCGCGTCGTGGACGGCAACGGCAACGGCATCGTGGATGCAACGATACAGGCATACGTAGCATCTGCGTTTTCGTCCAATCCACTGACGGCTACGGTACAGGCCACCGCTACCACTGCCGCCGATGGCCGGTGGAAGACACCGATGCTGTTGGATTCCGGAACGGAATATACCCTGTACATCTACAAGCAGGCCGCGTTCGGGCCTGCAACCGTCGATATAACCCCGTAGGATCACGCCATGCCCATCACGTTAACCCCCATTGCCTCGGGAAGCGGCAGTACATGGGTCACCACGGCAGAGGCGGACACGTACTTCGCCACGCGCCACGGCATCGGAACGCTATGGTCTCAGTACGATAGCGCGCCCGCGTCCAAGACGGCCCTGCTGGTCACGGCCCAGATGGTGCTCGAAACCTCCCCGGACTTCACGTTTCCCGACGAGGTCACGGCGGCGATGCAGAATGCCGTCTGCGAGCAGGCGTTTTTCATGCTCCTGGACCCCGACATGCAGACGCGTCTCGCACTCATCGCCCAGGGCGTGGAAGAGGCGGGGCTTGTCATGGAGAAGTACCGGCAGGGCGCGAACGGAGACATGCCCATCGCTGGCCTCGCGCGGCGCCATCTCGCCTCGATCCAGAATGATGACAACCACGAAATCCGACTGGTGCGATGACCGGGCCATCCCCGAAGATACCGGACGCCGTACTCCGGAAGCGAACGCAGTTGGTGCAGATCTACGTCCGCGCCCAAAAGCGGCTGGAGAAACAGCTATCGTCCGGAAATCTCACGGACTTTCGGCGGTTCCGTATCCAGGAGCAGCTTTCCCAGATCAACGCCATCATCGGGGCTCTCGACGCCAACCTAAAGGACGCGCTGCCGGGCCTCGTGCCGGCCTACTACAGGCACGGCGCGGACCTCGGAAGCGCGGCGCTCAACGCCCAGGGCATCGGCACGGCGGCGCTCAATCTCGGCAACCGGATCCACACGGCGGCGGTGCAGGCGGTCGCCGAGCAGATGGCGCAGGACCTCGCGGGGATGAACGCCTCGATGAAATCAACCGCAAACCGGATATTGCGGCAAACCCAACAGGCGCTGATCAAGGAGCGCCAGGTCAACAGCCTCATCGCGGATGGCCTTGTGATGGGCGAGACCCGCCGGGAAACCAGTGCGCGGCTCGCCGATGCGCTAAGCGCCAAGCTGAAGGGCGGACGCCTGGTCGAGATCAACGGGCGACGGTTCACCCCGGAGTACTACGCGGAGATCGTTACGCGGACACGCACGCGCGAGGCCGTCACGCAGGGCGCGATAACGCGGGGCCTGGAGTACGGCATACCGCTGTTCCAGGTGTCGATCCACGACAACCCATGCCCGAAGTGCGCGGAGTACCAGGGCAAGGTGTTTTCCGTGGTTCCCGACCTGGGGTTTCCGATGCTGGAAAACGCCGCGCCGTTCCATCCGAACTGCGTACTACCGGAAACAGAGGTGATAGCGCCGGGGCTTTGCGCGGCCTATGAATCGTGGTATAGCGGGCCAGCAATCCAGATTCGGCTCGGTAACGGCAGGACGCTGACAGCCACCCCCAACCATCCCCTGTTGACGCCGGAGACTTTCATCCGGGCGGGGGACATCACGACGGAGACGCAGCTTATCTACTCGCCCCACTTCGGCGGCGGCGAGCGCATAGACCGGGTGGCCGTGGAGTACTGCCGCGGCGCGCGATCATTCCAGGTAGCCGCGAACGCGTTTCACGGCGATGGGGCGCACATGTCCGACGAAGCCAACATCAGGATACGAACCGGGATAGAAAGCCACTTCTCCCGCGATTTTGGTTGCATCGAGAATCTCGCCAAGGTAACCGGCGACCCCACCCGNCGCTTTGAGCCCAACGAAGTNAGCCCTGCTGGCGTCCGGGCGATCACGTCGGCATGGTCNGGGCANGTNTTGGCCGTTGGCGTGCTGGAGGCCCAGCGCATCACCTACCGCGGCCCGGTCTATGACCTGGAGACNGAAAGCGGGCTCTACTACGCTGAGGGCGTGGTTTCCAGCAACTGCCGCCACGTAATGCTGCCCTACGTGGAGCGCGTACTCAGCCCGGAGCGCAACGAGGCCATCCGTAGGCTGAGCAATACCAGCGGCCCGATTCCCGGCGGCGCCGCGGGCTACGACGAGATGATAGCCCAGGCGCGGGCCACCGGGGGACTCCGGAAAAAGCAGTTACAGGGCGAGGGCCGGACGAAACAGGGCGAGCGCGTTTACTAATTCGTCATGAAATTAGCATGAATTTAGCAGTTCCCGGCCATCGGCTTTCACCTCGATTCTCCACCCGCGCCCCTTCCATCCCCCCGGTACAGATCCCGACTGTACCGCCATGGCCGAATTACCTCCAACCCTCATGGGCGCGTACGCGATCGACACCGTAACCTGGGTCCAATTCCAGGGCCGGGACAACTATGGGGATCTGCTGGCCCCGGTCTCCGTGTCCGTCCCCGCGCGGGTCACATGGGAGTATCGCCGCGTCCGGGACGCCGGCGGCAACGAGGTGGTTTCCTCGGGGCATCTCACCATGGCCTCCCGGCCCAAGGTGGACGAAGACAAGATCCAGATCGACGGAGCCGATCACCTCGTTATCGCGGCCAAGGAAATCAAGTCGTTTTCCCGCGTGCTCGGCTACCGGGTGTACCTCCAATGAGCGGCGGCATCGATTTCGACATCAGCGCCTTCGTGAACGATATGAACGACCTCGCGGGCGACTTCCTGAAGGCCGCGGAGCGCGGCGCCGGGAAAGCCGCCTCAGCGCTGCTCAACGACAGCATCAAGGAGATAAACCGCGCGCCGCTCGATGAGGGCACGCTTCGCGGATCCGGCAGCGTATTCGTGCAGAACGCGCTCACGGAGATCGCCCCGAACGTCGGCGGCGCCCCAACGCCCGCCACGGTGGACGATGAGCCCCTGCCCCCCGACGCCATTGTGGCTGTTGTGGGCTTCAACACGCCCTACGCGGCGTACCAGCACGAAGGCCAGCGCGAAGACGGCTCACACGTGGTCCAGAACTACAGCCATAGCGGAACCGGAAAGAAGTTCCTGGAGCGCAAGCTGTTCGAGAACCGCGACGACTACATCGCCATTGCCGCGGCTGAGGTTAAAAAGGTGATCGGCAGTGCTTAAGCCGCTCTTTGATTTCCTCGCCACGAAGCTCGCGCTAACCAAGGCCGTCGATTTCCACCACGGTCTGTTTCCGCCGAATGCCGGGAACAACGGGACCGCGCTGACACAGCACGTGCCGCCGCAGATCGACGGCCACAACCCCAACATGCGCTGGCACCGCTTCCAGTTCCTGACCCGCAACCAATCCTATGCGGCGGGCGACACCGAAGCGCAGCGCATCTCCGAGATCGTGATCCGGCTCCGCGGGGAAACCCTCACGGGCTACTACCTCTACGACGTGACTGGCAACGGGCCGGCCTACGTAGGCACAGACGAAAAGGGCCGACACGTGTTCTCCGCGAACGTCACTGTATCGGCCAGAAAGGACTAAACACATGGCGAAGTTTTCCAAGAATGTCGGCCCCGTCGAAATCATCTTCGACGGCGTGTCCCTCGGGCTCACCCTTGGCGGTACGCAGTTGACGGCGGAACAGGCGGTCTTCAAGCCCGTCGCGGACATCACCGGCACCAACGCGCGCGGCAAGTTCATCACCGGCGAGAGCGTGATGGTCAACGCGGCCATCACCGAAGCCACGCATGCGCAGATCGCGAAGATCCTCGGCGTCGAAGTCGAGGGCTCCACCACGGAGGCCGTCACGATGGTGTCCCGGGTGGGCCGCGACCTGCTCGATGACGTTGCCCTGATGATACTCAAACCCATCGTGGCTGGCGTGATTTCCACCATCGCAGCCGACTGGATCTACGTGCCGGCCGCCACGATCATGGCCCGCTTTAACGTGGACAGCAACCTCACCACACAGAAGGCATGGGCCTTCGAGGGCGAGGGCCACCCGGTCCTCGCGGAACACATCGCCAACGGCGGGCACCTCTACAACGCGGGTTCGCCGGAATACGCGGTCGGCGACTTGCTCAGGTTCGGCAAGGCGACCTCGGTCTAATCGCTCTCCATCGCCCAGAGGGGCGGTTCACCAACGCCGCCGCGTGTGCTCTCCGCACGCGGCGGCGAATCCAAAGGAAAGTAGAGATCATGGAAAAATTCAGCTTAAAAAAAGAAACCTCGCTCAGGGACCCCGTCGAGTTCGAGACCTACGACAAGGCCTATACCGTCGTGGATCTCACCGATGACGTCATGGAGCGCATCGCAAAGATCACGGAAGACGAGAGCCTGGGCGTCGGCGAGTCCCTGTCGATCCAGCTTGCGACCTTCGCCGGTTGCGAGCCCTCCGAGTTCGACGGCATCAACGTCCGCGAGAAGGCCGCGATCATCCAGTACATCACCGGGACCGTAACCGACCCTTTGGGGAACAGGCGGCAGAGGCGCGCTGCCAGGCGATAGCGTNNATNTGGTCGGTGTTCCNCGGCTTCACCTACCNGGAACTCCGCCACATGGACCACCGGGACTGGCGGATNTGGATCAGGGCGGCGGAGGTGGAGAAGGCCCGGAGGCAGAAAGCGGCGTGTGAAGCGGCCTCCTTCCCGTACTACAAGGAAGAGACACAGCAGGACTACATGGACAGGCTCATCGAAAAGATCACGGGAGATCGACCGGGCGGTAGCCCCGATGCGCCCGCGCGCCCGTCCGCCGAACAGGAAGCGGAGTGGGCCAAAAACCGCGCGGAACTCGCCGCGATGTTCGGGAGGAAGTCATGAGCACATTCCGTGTAGGTTCAATCGATGCTAAGATGAATTTTGATACCGGCGGGTTCAAGCGCGGCGTTCGCGACATTGCTCTCGGTGCCGGAAATATCAGACAGACCATGCGGCACCTTAGTGCAGATCTCCTCTCA